CCTCCCCCTCCGTCATTACACATCTACACAAACTGGACCATATACAATCGGACGCAGTTTTCCAATCCACCGTAGCAATTTGAGCTTCAGGATTTCCAGAAGCAAATTTTGCTAATAGTCGATGGACCATGGGTTGTGTAGTAAGATCAATACCTATTGATCTAAGAGCTTTTGTCAATTCTTGAGCAACTCCCTGTCCAAACCAGGATGTGGTCGTCGTCTCAAGACAAATAGCTCGGAGTGTGTCAAACTTCTTAGGAACAAAACGCATTTCCGAGTAATCTCTAACATCGGCTGAACTAGTATCCATGCTATTAATAAGCGCACGGAAATTGCTACTAGGACCGAGGGATTCAATCAAATCGTAACGTAGGAGATAATCCCACCTTACGTAATGTATGAATTGTTGAAGACTACTTCGAGTACCGCTAACATCCCCGTCCTTGATGTCTAAATAGGCATCAGAGAATGGAACAGTGGCGGTACTGTTTGGACCATGTTTACAACTCCCATAAATCTCTGAAATCGAGAAGTCACAAAGAACTTTCCCTATGATGCGACGCATTATTGTGAAAAGAGGTTTTAATCTCTCATCATTTATTAACGTGTCGTAACCATAAAAGGTATTTCCCTTGTGACAAAGGTTCAAGAAATCCAAAGCCGCGGAATTTTGCAGCTTCTTTACTTGTCCCTTTGATTCTGAAGTAGATACATATCTACTTAAGAACGCTTTTAGGGTATAGTCATAACAATACAACCGAGGATCATCGCTGGAGACATACTTCTGTGGGTCCCAACTGCTAATAACCTCTCGGAAACGAGACAACGGCATACCAGACCATTGAAAAGTTTTTCCAAACGAAGAACTCAATCCGTTAAACAACAACAGATATTGTTCGTCAACCATGTTATCCAACATGTTACAATCAATTTCTTGACTCATTCGGATCAGCTCTTTCTCTTTCAACTCCTCTCGGAGCAGAGACGTCATAGCTGTGTCCATTTCTGTAGATTTCATACAAAACCACCATCTTGTCAAAGACCTCGGGTTTAACCGAGATCACTATTAATATCCAGCCTAACATTATAGATATAATCACTAAGTGAAAGTATCTAAAAAAGGTACGGCATAAAGCACAATTCTTTCTCCGCTCACAAAGGGGAGAAAGAGGATTAGTCATTGATAGCCTTAACGAACAGATTTTCTATTTCTGC